GATGATTGTAGATGCACCCCCACCGTCCTGATAGGTAGCCTTTAATGCACGGATACCATTGTCAATCTCTGATTGTTTGTAGTTGAGTTTATGCTTCTCAGCATCAATGACAACCATGGAATGACGAACAGCTTGAGCTATCTCACTTGCATTTGCGCCCTTGATTGTCATGTCTGTAATGAGATTAGAGATCGAACCCATCTCACGCTGCACGTTCTTCTTCTGCATCACAGTCATGCCTTCATAGGCAGGGTAACGCATCTTGGCATCAAAGCCTTCAAGACCCTTCAACGCTGGTTGAGTTTTAATTTCACCTTTGTTGTTAGGAATTACAAGAACTGAGTCACCATCGAAGTCAGCACCAGACAGACGCTCAGCTACCTTTGGATTGATACCAATTGCATCTTGAGGTGATGTACCAAGGATCTTGATTGCAGCTGCATTCTTGTTGTTAACAGTCAGCTCTGGGATCTCAAAAGGACCAGCATGTGGATGCCTGATCAGTACTACTTTGTCACCATTGTTGAAGTTAGGTGCGTAGACTTGATTAGCTGGCATGTCTGGAACTGGTAGAATAACTTGGTTTCTCTGGCCAGGCATAGCTGCAGCTTTGAGATTCTTAGCAGCCGAGTCACACTCACCAGCATATTCAAGAAGAAGCTTCTTCTTAACAGCAGGATTAGTGATCGACTGAATTTCCTCAAACTCAGCTTGCCTCTTATCAAGATCGATACCAAGTTGCTTCTTAGCCAGTTCAACGGGTTGCTTGGACAACACCTGAGATGAGAGAGTCTTACTCCAAGTGTCCCAGTTTCCTTCTGCGTACTCTTTACCAAATGTGCCAATGATGTTCAGACTCGACAGTTGCTCATTACCATCAGCATCGGTGTAATGGCTTTGGCAAACTGTTGATCCAAATGGATTGTCTGGATCATCCTTAATTGGCTTGAACACTTTCTCATCTGGTGAACCAGAAGGTTTGTTGGTATTGAAGATGACATCTACACCTTTAGGAAAGTCTGTTCCATGCAGAGCCATTCCTTTGATATACATATCACCATCACCGACTGCAATGCGAACCTGAGCATACGTCTTACCTTGAAGGTTAAGATCTTCAACTCCAGGACGCAATTCAATCACACCATCACGACTTGATCCGCCTTCATCGCCATAACGAATCATGATACGATCACGAGACACAGGCTTAGGTGGTTCAACACCAAGGAATGAGCGGCCACCATCTTCTGAGTAAGCTGCGATCATAGCAACCTTATCACGATTGGCTATGACTTCCTTGAAATCAACATCTGGCTTTGTAAGAATCTTGGTTTCCGTGTATTGTCCAGGCATACCCAATTGCTCAGTGCGCAAGACATAACGATTGTAACCAGCATCTTCCAACATCTGAACTGCAGCATTGAGTCGCTCTTTCGAGATTCCCATGTATACTTCAGTACCAATGCCAACATCCAGGTAACGAGCCTCATCCACACGCTTCTTGATTTCATCACGAGCTTTGTTAAGAAGATCTTGCTTCTGTAGCTCAGATGGGTTCAATAGATTACGAACAGATGATTCGTTGATACCCATGATTCGGCCGATTCCCATGTTGGAATGGCCAGCTTCCTTAAGGCGCATTGCTTGTGCACGATCAGCAGCCCGCTTCTCATTCTTAGCAGCCTGCTTACGGGCAATAAGTTGAGTGGTTGACATACCAAGAGCTTCAGCCATCTTAGCATTACTCATGCCAGGATGGTCCATTTGAAGCTTATAGATGGCACCCAATAGATCTAGGGACTGGTATGGATTTTCTCCAGAGCCCCATGGGTAACGTCCACTCTTTCGTGGAGTGCCATAGTGCTCAAGTTCTTCCTCGCTCACTATAGTCCTCCTTTATTCGCCTCTGTGACTAGTTTGTCGATGTGAATGATGCGATCCATGATATGAGCAATCTCATCCACTTCAGGAACAAGTGCCATAACTTCATCATCCTTGTAGATCCTGAGTTCCATACGAATCTTACCTGGCTTGAATCCATACTCAAGACAAAAGAGCGCGGCATAGATCTCGAGCTGCGCCATTGAAACCCGGCTCTTGCCGGTCTTGAGATCATGGATTCTCAGGAGATTGCGTGAGAACTTAATTGTATCAGCAGTACCATAGCAGTTGTAGCTGTAGAACAGGATCTGTTCCGGAGTCATACCAAAACGGATCGCATCATTGACATAACGATTCAGCGTCTGCTTTGTATCTGGTAGAGCGATACCTTCTGTGATCAGTTGCTGGGCCAAAGAATGAAGACGGGTACCTCGAGCGGCTTCCTTATAAGTGCTAAGGCGTTCGATTACTTTCTCGTCTGTGTAGCCCAACCAGTGATAGTAACTTGGGGAAAGGAAAGCATGACTACCTTCCACCACCGAGTGCTCTGCAAACTTCATAGAGAACTTCCTCCCAGTTCTCCGGGTAGACGAACGAACTAAAGCTCATGTCGCCTAGCAAATCTACATAATACTCTTGATTTGGTCTGTGTGGTGCTTCTCGGGCGGTCTTGACCTCTAGAGCCGCCCATTTGTCTTCGTAAAGCACCAAGAGGTCTGGAAACCCCTGAATGTATGTTGGATCGTTCTTGATCACGATACAACCAGGGAGGGCTTGCTTCAGATCTTTGATCACCTGGGGTTGGAATTTTCGTTCCACAACCATAGTAAACTCCAAAAAGACAAAAACAAAAAGAGATATTCTATCTCCTTCTATTATAGTCGTTGCAAATCTCGCGAGGGGGGGCAAAAAGTAAAAGGAAAAGCCCTTGTAGATTTTTACAAGGGCTCCCTTTTGAATCAACGCCAAACAGGCGGGATGGTCTGCTTCCGAAGGTAGCTCTGAAGCTCGAGGTATGAGCAGTTGTGCGTCTTGTACGGATCGACATCAAAGACGATGTTCGTCTCTCCATCCACCGTCAGAATGTAGACGGGACCGGGGAGAATGACCATGTCGGTGAGGTCTTCTCGATTCAACACAATCGCTTGCTCAAGCGAGGAGAGCGGAATTCGAGGCATGATTTTCCTTTCGTAGTGGTTGTTTCACTATAGGCTATGTATTCTTTGCGAAAAACTATAAACAGTGTATTCCTTAATACTGTTTATAGTTTGGTAGTTCACTTCGTCTGCCATTGCTTCTTAATTTCGGCATTGTAGTAGTCCCGATGGTTGTTGTATTCCCGAACGGTGCCCGCGATCACAGCTGCGCCAATCTCAATCTTGAGCTTGGTGTAGTTGATCTTGTGAGCAACCTTGGTGACAACCTTGGTGGTCTCTTCAATAACGTTCATTTGAATTCCTTTCAGATGTGTGTCTTCTCATATAGTGCATTGTAGATTTTGCGAATCACGAAAAATCACTCTACGCATTACTTTTTCAAAAAAAGTGCATAGGTTGCATAGGAATCATAGGATTTTCCAAATGTTATACCCTTTTTGCCCAAATGTTATACCCTTTTTGCCAAAAATCACAAAATGTTATACCCTTTTTTGAGAGCGTTATACCCTTTTTTTCTGCAAGTTGCATAGGAAGTTGCATAGGATTTTTGGAAAATGTTATACCCTTTTTCAAATGTTATACCCTTTTTGCCCAAATGTTATACCCATTTTGGAAGCGTTATACCCATCGTTATACCCATTTTCGGAAGCGTTATACCCATCGTTATACCCATGATTTTCAATCCAAACCGTCCAAATAGTTGAAAACTTGACGCCTCAACGACAAAATAGACCTCAAATATCGGGTCCCATCTTTGTACAATCGGACATAATTTGCCTTTCCTCTCATTGGAACTGGAGCCACCAAACGGCCCGTTCTTCGATTCAAAACCTGGTTCTCAACAACGTGAATAGCGTATCCTGGGAACTCCGGGATGTCCAAAAACTCGTCATAATTCAGCATTCTCACTTACTTCCAAGACTTCTCATTGAAGTTCTTCTTGGCCCTCAAGGCCTGTAGAATCATCAAATCGATCTTGCTCGTAGACCTAATTGTATAGTAGTAGAGGTCTGTGAATGGGGTGTTCCTCCTATCAATTCTTCCTTCAGATTGCACCAAAACCTTATAGCTGTAGTTCAGGCTATAGAACACAATCGTGTCCGTCTCAATGCAATTCCAACTCTCAGCGCCAGCTGTGTATTGCACAAGATAGACCCACGAATCGCCGTCAGGCACGGGCTCATGCTTATGGCCATTCCACTCTTTGACGATCACCCCATCCTTCTCAAGACTCCTGAGTATCTCAAGCTCATAATCGAAGTTGTAGAATATTATCATCTTAGGGTGTTTCGCTATAAGCGAACGGATGATCTCGAGTCGACTTGGGTCTGAGTTCACCATCTTTCGCATGGTATAGAAGAACTCACCCGCTTCTTTAATGGGTTCATCAGTGTATGGATTCCACCGATTCTTCATCAAAGCCTTGTATTCAGGAATAGGGTACAGAGCCATTCTTTGGGCCCTGTGAGGCACTGTGTGCCGTTCTACGACCATCTGTACAAGCAAGTACTCTAAGAGCCTCCTGATGGCCTTCTCACCAGTGTAACGGTCTATTTTAGGGTACTTACTATATCTACTATAAACCGCATGCTCTCTTAAGAACTGAGTACGGTTTTTGTAGAAGCCATTCGCTATGAAGACGGGGATGTAATCTGTCCAGGTATCCCCAGGTGTCGCACTAAGGAGTATCCACTTGTTCGATTTGACTATCTTGAGAAACGCCTTTACCCAAGCCCCGCTTCCAACCACCCGTTGCTCATCAAATATGAAGAAGGCGTCTACGACCTCGGTGTATTTCTTGATGTTGTTCCATGAATCAACCGTGACATGCTCAAGATCAACACCTACGGTCTTGCATTCATCATCCCAATCGTGTTCTTCACGCTTCCGGGCGGTCGTTATGATGTATAGCTTCTTCAGATTGGCTGGGGCTTTGATTTTCTCTTTGAAATATACCAGAGCTACACGGCTCTTACCACTCCCAACTCCTCCGCAAAGGATTTTACCATTGCCTAATTTCTCTACAGCTTCGCGCTGTGGTTTATCGAGGATCTCCATTTTCCTCCAAAAGCAAAAAACATAGGCCATGTGGAAGCGCCTATGTTTCTCCTAGTCAGATAATCTTTGATCGGGCCATGACATCCACGAAGCACGAAGGATCTTCATCCTCCACAAACTCGTAGCAATCGTTGAACAGATCCTCCTCAAAGATCTCATTGAAGTCATTTGGATCGTATGGGGTGATGAAGTACGAAGGCTTGTCCAATTCGAGAATGCTCTCGTGAGGAATGATCCCATGATTGACAATAGCAATCGCCTCTCGATTCTCAGGAGTGATCTTGATTGCCTGCCCATAAATTTCAGCCATTTCGGTTTCCTTTCAAAGTGGCACTATTGTGCGTGTATGGCGTAGATGAGTGCTAGAACGACGAATAGTATCAGAATATACACCACCGCTAGCGTGAAGTAGTCGGGGTCCATCACCGACGACGCATCTCTCGAACGAAGATCCAGATGAGCCACAGTCCTCCGGTTAGCAGTGTCAGAATAATGTCCACCAGGAACTGGAACAGTCCGTATTTACGCATGGTCGTCTTTCCTTCCAAAGAGGCTCTTGAACGCGTCACCGATGACGGTGAACAGAATATAGATGAAGCTGATCGGTCCCATTTTAGTATCCTTTCGGTGTGTTTGCTTTGGCATTAAAAGCTATGAACACTTCTTTAAGCGCGACATCGTTGTCGAACACGATGACTTGGTCGTTCAGGAAGACCACCCAATTACCAACTACAAGCTGATGCTGCTGGCCATTAACCGTAAGGTACATCTCCTTGCAGAATTCATTGGTAATGCTCTCCTGATTGATTCTAAGATCCACTTGACTGTACTTTGACAATACACCAAATAGGTCCCTGGCAGTATCCTCAAAGTTGTTGGTGATGGGGATACACTCCCATGAACGTGCGTTTGGCACGAATC